TCGTTTATTTCCCCTTTAATTTCTTTTGCTCTGGAAAAAAGGTTCTTCATAGCAACCCAAATATTTATGCCTCGAACGGCTTCGTAATTTTCCGAAATTGAAATACATTCGATTGAAACAAGAACTAAAGAAAGTATTTTAGTCAACATTAAAGGAACGGAAAAGAACGTTAAAATAATATCGTTTAGAATAAAATAATCTATTAAGTAAAATCCAATTACCGCAACTTCATATAAAAAGAACTTTGAAACAATAGCCGAAAGTTTTCGGGACGTAATCGGAATTCCCAATTTCTTTGACTTCCAAATTCCCGTCAAAGTATCTAACAAAATAGCAAACCCAATTAAAAATAGTATTCCCGAAATAGGCAAAAAAAACGCCCCAACAACCGCAAGTAATTTCATAAACGACAAGCGTATGTTAGTGAGTAAAATTATTAATTGAATTCTCATTTTTTCAAGTAATATTGTTGAACTAATTCGTGGGTTAAAAAAACGAATAAAGCAACCCCGCCAAATTTTAAAAACAAAGCGTCTGCAAAAAACATAGTAAACGCCGTTAAATAAGCAAAGACAAAAAACAAAATTGATAAAGCTCGTAAATGTTCCATAGTTATTTTTTTTCTTTGTTTAGTTTCGTTAAGTAAACAAGTAACTTTTTAATGTTTGTTTCTTTTGGTTTGTGCTTCTTTTTCATATATACCAACCCGTAAAATTGTTCTGAGTACTTGGGAACATATCCGCGTTTGAATTCGTGCTATATTCGGGGAACAAAGAATTGTTAAAATTTATGTAAGTAATAAAACGCTCGGTATAATTTTGCGCAATCATTCGTTCCTTTTCAACTAAAAAATCCACTTCGTTTTTTTCTACGCTTGTTGCGTTTTCGCTCGTATGTTTAAACACCCCCTTATTCGCTATTGTGTAAGCCGAAAAAGGCAAATATTCGACCATTGCCCAATGAATCAACATCGGTTTAACATAGGTGTTTAATAACGACAAATAAGGGTTCGCAAGTGTGTTGTTTATTATGTCGGTTTTAATCTTTTCAAGTAAATTTGTCCCCAAGTAATTCTGAATGTGAATATCTTGAGATACCTTTATCCATTGTATAAAAGAATCCGTGTCAATATTTCCGTTAAGTGCGGTAAATTTTACGATGTCGTTTCGTGAAATTAGTAATGCTTCAGCCATTATTTAAATCTTTTGTTTGTTGGTAAAAAACCCCGTGTCGGTGTGTCTATTGGTCTTGTTGCAACTAAACTTGGGTTCTTAATTACATAACCAAACTTTTCGGCTTTTGCTCCCGCTATCCTTTTTGCTTTTGGCGAATTAACATCTATTCCAGAACCCGAAAAATTAACGTAAACTTGTTTGTTCCATCTATGGTAACAATTAGCCCCGCCTTTATGCAACCAAATAGAATAAGTGTTTGTACCGCGTGGTCCTAAACCTTCGTTTACAACTTGCGAACCCATTCTAATAATGTCTTCTTTTCTATATATTTTATTCGCCGAAATCATTTTTTTACAAAATTCCCGCCCGTTTGCTTTTTGTTCACCCGCATAAACGTAACGTGTAATAAATTGGAATCCGTCAATATTTTCGTCTTGTTCGCTTTTTGAGTTTGGGAATGCCGAACCCGTACTAACTAAATTAACAACTTTGCTTAAAAAACTTTGTTTAGGTTCTTTGCTTAGTAGTTGGTTTTCGTCGTCGTCGTTATCGTAATCAACTGCGTTTTCGTCTATTAATAGCCATTCGGGGTTTACGTCTTCGCCTAAATCAATTAGAGCTTGCGCAAGTGCGTCGTCTTTTGGGTCTGCGCTTAATTCCGTACCCGTTTCTTCAGCAATTTGTTCTTCGGTTTGTGCGTTTTCTAAATCCGTAAATTCTAAAGGTTGCAAAGTCTTGAAAAATAGTTTTAAACTTATTCCGTTAAAATGTAGAATTGTATCGAATGCGTCTAATAATTCTTCTTGAAATGGTCGTATAACCATATTATCAAATAATACCGCACTATTTTTTAATTCGTCTGCATTACTTGAGAATCCGTTTGTTGATGCAACCCCGAATAATAACGGACTTGTAACGTTGTGTCCTAACATTATTTTACGTAAACATTCTTCGCTTAAATAAGTGTAATGTTCTGGAGCGTCGTTTAGTGGAATATCTTCTACGGTTGTTTTTGATTCCGCATTGTCGTTAAAAGCAACAATTACTTTTTGTCCCCGTGAACCCGTTAGTTTATTTAAAACTTTTTGGCTAATAATAGATTGTTGTTCTTCGCTCGGAACTCCGTTATTAAAGTTGACTACTTTAGTTCCCGAAAATCCGTTTTGTACTTCGTTTATTAAATAATCGCCTATTTCTTGTTCAAGTAAAGCGTAAGGTACTGCGCCTTGATAATCTGGGTAAGAATAATATTTCATTCCAACTGAGTAAGGCTTAGAATAAAGTATTTCAACATTATCGTTTGAGAATCCAAAAGCAGAATATCTAAGTGGCGGGAATTGTCGCGTATCGTTCCAATTATCTGAATAATAGTAACCCGCTATTTCACCTTCTTTATTGCACTTTTCAGCACGTAATAAATTTACGGGTATATGGTAAGCCTTTAAAATCTTTTTTCTATCTTTTGAATAATGTATTTGAATAGCAAATTGCCCCAACATTTTTCTATCAATAATCATTTTGCGTACATCATCCCTTGAAAACAAAGTCATCATTTGTGCGTACTCGTTTACCTTTTTAGAAGCGTCTAAAGCACCCAAACCACGCCCGTAAACTAATCGACATATATTGTTTATTATGGCGTTATTCGTCGTGCTATTCGTATATCGGTTAATTAAGAAATCAAAGTATTGTTCGCCATTTTCCGTTAAGAAATCAACCCAATTTTCGCGGTTTGTTTCTTCGACAATTGGCGTTGTGTAACTCGATAAATTTAAGACGTGGTAATTATTCATAAATTATAAATTCGTTGTTTGATGTGTGCGAAACATATTGTCCGTTATTTACTGAGAATGTCGCTAAAGATTGGTTTGTGCAAAATGCTTTTTCTAATAATAATCTATTGCCAGAAACATCTTTTAGTTCAATCATATAAAACCTATTTTCCGTAAGGTTGAATATTGCTTCTATTTGATAAAAATAACTTGATGCGCCTTGTGAAATAATTGGAACGTTGATAGTTAAATTTTCCGCTTCGTCCGTAATAAACAAGTCCGTAATCGTTCCCGTTCGTGGTGTACAATTAAAGGTTTGACTTGTAATATTATTTGTAGTTAAAACTATCATATAGATATAATTAGATTTTTGGTTTTTTGTTTCATAAAAAAAGGGTTACACGAATGCAACCCCCTTTTAGTTTTAACCAATAAAACGTCTTTTATACCGTAATAACCGCGTTGCTTAATAACGTTGCTAAAGTAGGCTCGTCTATACAATCAAGGAAATTGGCGGGTATTGCTTCTTGACCCGTAAAAGTCAAAGAATATCCATTCATATCCCCAAGCGCCGTTCCGTTTCCGATAGTTCCAGCCGTTACGTCCATTCCTCGTGCTAATCCCGCAATAAAGAATTGATTAGCGTTTGTACGAACAATAATGTTTGGTCTTCCGTAAGTAAGTAACTTAATTTCTTTGTGCGTTTGAACGTCTTGTTTCTTTAACGTAACCGCTAAAACTTGCTCAAAGAATGTAGTTCCGTTTTCACGTGAACTTGTAATTGTTGTTTCAAAAGAGTTTGTACCTTTTAATTCAAATTTGTAAACGGGTGTTGATGCGGGCAAAGTAATTAACGAAATTTCGTCCGTTGTACCAACATAAGTAACGTCGGTTGTTGGGTCGTAAAGTCCATAGTTAAGGACATAAATAGCTTGTAATCCGCCTATTACGTCTTTGCATTGCTCCAAACGTCCGTGTGTAATATCACAACTCATTGTTTATATTTTTAGTATTGTTTATAATAGGGGCGGTTTCCCGCCCCGTTAAATGATTATCCGTAAACTACGATGTCTTCAATTACTCCGTAAGTTGCACCTGCCGCCATTCGCATAATTACACGTACATTTTGTGAGCCGTCAATATCGGACATATCAATAACTCTAACTTCTTGAGTGTCGCTCAAAAGCGAACAACCAAAGTAAAGGTTAGATGTTGTTGCAACCATCATTGAATCGTTTGGCAATCCGTTAGCCATAAAAATTGGAATTCCAGAATAAGACAAAGCGCCGTTTGTGTACCACATTGTACCCATTGAGTTAACACCCGCATTTGCTTGTGAAGCCGTACCAATTGCGCCGAAACCACCAAGAGCGGAAACATAAGCCTTTGCAACGTTTTGAGAAACATAAATCTTTAAATCAGATTTTCCGTAAAGTGAAGCGGGTATTTGTGCTTCAACTAAAGCTAATTGTGCAAGTACGTTAGCGGGTGTAATCGCTACGTTTGCAATCAATTGAGCGGGTGGTAAATTTGGGTCAACTAAAGCAGTTGAAAACAAGCCGTCGAATTCGCCACCAACCGCACTTGAACCTTGCCATAAAGATACTTCGTTAGCTGAAGCGACTTGAGATGCTACGTGTGCAATTAAGTAATCTGCAAAAGACTTAGGTAATACGTCAAAAGACGAAAAGCCTTGTTCGATACCTTGCCAAGTGTTGTGAAACTGACTTTTACAAAGTTGCATATTTACTTGTAAGTCTTTAACTTCTAAAATTCTTTCGGTTAAATCAACGGTTGCGTTTGTTTGAAAATCACAAGATGCGTCTTCTAAAACGTTTGCAGTTTCTAAACGTTGAATAACGCTTTTAAATTTGATGTTCGGCATAACGGTTACCCCGCCATTTTCGATTGTTGGAGCGCTTAATAGTGCTGCCGAAATATACTTACCCGCGAATTGACCCGCGTAAGTAGTGGTAATAACTGGTTGTGTTGGCATTTCTTTTTAAATTAAATTGTTAATATTATTTATTAATTTTTTCTAATATAGAATCCATTGTATTGCGCGGTCTTTTAGCGCCTATTTTAGTGAATTCAATTTCTTTATTATTCTCTGGGTTGAAACTAATTGGTTTAATGTCCGAAAGTTCGGTTGATTCTAATTCAACTGCGTCAACTTTGGTTAATAATTCCAACTTCGCTTTTAACTCGTTATTTTCGTTTGTTAGTTTTTCCATTTCAGTAAAGAATGTTTCTTTAACAATTGATTCTATTGTTTTCTTTGGTGCGGTTGTTTTTGCTTCGGCTTCAACTTCTTCTTCAACAACTTCTTCTTCTGCAACTGGCGCTTCTTCTTCTTCGGCTTCAGCTTCTTTGTAATCCGCAATAATACCTTCTTCAACAACGGACATAATAAATCCGTCTTCCATTTCGTATTCTCCAATTGGAACGGGTATTTTTTGCTCGTCTTCAGTAATAACAAAAACTTCGTTATCCATTTCGAATGCGTCCGCTTCGATTAAAGTAACTCCGTCCGCCATTTTTCTTTGTTCTAACTTTACGTCCATTCCAAGTAAAGTTTTGATTTGATTAATTACGCTTGTTTTCATATTTGTTTTTTGTTTGTTTATTTTATTTATAATTCAGCATTTTTTAATGAAGCCGTAGCGGTTAAAACTGCTTTTATTTTAGCGTCTATATTTTTGTCCACGTATAAATTGGCTACTATATTTTTTTGAATTTGGTCTGTTGGTTCAATGCCTAATTCTTTTAATTTAGCTTTAAAAACTTCACTATTTTTAAGAATAGATTCATTACGTCTTTTTATGTTTAATAAATTTTCGTATGCTTTACTTAAACTTGTTGATGCTTGTATAATTAATGGTCTTGCTATATCAGCGCTTTTTCCATTTGCTGAAACATCGCTTTTTATATCGTCAACTAAACCTAATTCAACTTCGTGTTTTGCTAACTCGGTCTTGTCGCCTAATTTGTCGTAAATGGTTTTTAGTGTATTCATATTATTATAATTTATTTGGTAAATAAAATGCGTCGTCTAAGTCTCTTTGTCTATCTACAAAACTTTTAACAATTGGAAAACTATCTGGCGCTAATCCAAGTTCTTTTGCTTTTTGTTTAAAGTCCCCCCAATTGGTGTTTGCTTTATCAATAGAATCTAAATACGTTTTTTTCATTTCTATTCTTAACGCCTTTAATTTATCCAAACCTTTTTTCATTCTAATAGCATCGTCTTCTAACATTTTAAGCGTAGATAATTCTACTTCGTGTTTTGCCAACTCCGTTTTGCCTATCTTATCGTAAATTGTTTTTAGTGTGTTCATATAACTATAATTTAATTGTTTATTTTTTGTTGTAAAATTAGTTTACGTTTCCGATTCCTTGAGCTTGTAAAGACCCGTCGCAACACTTCCGAGAATAGCGCTTTCCGTCCTTACATAAACACCCCCTTCGAC